AATGTGTCTTGGTTTATAACCTTATCGGGATATTCTTTTTTCATCTTTTCAAATACTGACCTGTTTATTAACATGAATCCAGTGGGTACGTGCTCCACCTCTATTACACCTTTATCAATTTTTATATTTTTTGTGTCCTCAACTCTTATTGGGTATCTATAGAAACCTTTATTCTTTAAATCCTCTGCATCTTTTATTTTACCTTTTTTGATTAGATCATGTGCTTTACCCCATGCCATATCTTTTATTGGGTATGGTATAGAGATAACATCTTTATTAGCATCGATTAAATGTTGTAAACTTTCTGGCTTAAAAGAAATATCAGAGTCAACGAACAACATGTGTGTAGATTTAGATTGTAAGAAAGCAGATACACATAAATTACGACCTTGAGTTACAAGTGAAGATTTAAAAAGCTGTATCATAATACCAATCTTCTGTTGCATACAATACTTTTGTAATTCTAAAACTGATTGTGTGTAATGTATTGTTAAATCAGAATGACATGGTGTAGCTACAAAAATTCTATGTTGGGGTAAGTTCACTTCTTTTTTGTCAAACCAAATAGGTTCATGATTTTGCATTTGCAACTCCCTCTAAAAAATTAGTCCACTCTATTTTACGCTTCTTCCAAGAGTAAAACATTTTATAAAAATCTTGTTGTTTTTGTAAATATTCTTGACATCTATCTGTATGTAAATACTCACGCACTTCATCTATTGCATAAGCAAAACACGTAGATAAATTTTTACGATTATTATCATATTGAACATAGACTGGCCATTCACTACATGTTTCGTAAAGTGCACCATAATTTGTTGTAATCATGTGCATACCTGCACCAAGAGCCTCTATGGCAGATATACAAGATGTCTCCTCCCATATATTCGAGTAAGGAAAGATTTGATACTCTTGTAGATGACTTGTAATAAAATCATTATTGTGCCAACCTTTATAATTAACATTTGGCATCTCTGCACATTGCGCATATAAGGGCTTATAAGTATCATCATTTTTATCTCTGAAAGCATCACCATAAACTTTTGTAGATGAGTATACATCTAAAGTTACATCTTCACTCTTTACTAATTGCATGGCACCTAAAATTACATTAAGACCTCGCCAAGGTGTTGGGTGAAAGATCATACGTATTGGATCTCCTTGTTTATATATCTTTCTTTCAGGAAAAACTTCAATTGCGTTTTTAATTACTGTGCATCGCTCTGTAGGAATCTTAAAAAAGTATCTAAACTTTTCATATAACCAATGTGAGTTAAATACATACCAATCATATTTATCGTGATTATCTTTGTTTTTAAACCAAGGGAATAAATTGGGTTGATCGTAAGAATTTTGTTGCCATAAAATATTTATCTTATCTTTTGATAAAGGTATCTTCTCTGGCACTGATGTTGTAATTTGGAATTTTTCTAGTAGCTTAGAGTCTACGTGTCTCTCTAACATTGCTACTTGTAGCTCTGTTCCGCCTTTAGGGTCCATTATTTAGTTTTACCAAATACTTCTAAAGAAGCAACAGTTACTTGTAAGTCCTGTTGAAGATCTGACTGTACGGTGTCCGTTGTTGGATCAGCCACATCCTTGTCAAACTCTACTTTGTCTTTGTATATTTTACCTGTTCTTTTATTTTTTATGATCTCTTTTGCTTTAGCGGGTATTATTTTCATCTACCTTGTCCTCTACTGCGTTTACGACGTGGCTTCCTTTTACTATATTTTTTTGCGTGGCGACCAGGTCTTTTTTTGGGTGTTCTCTTTTTATAATTATTTACACCGAATAATGGTTTCTTCTTAGCCATTTTCTTGTGACCTGTCAATCAACGCATAACTGATAACACCAGTAATAACACCACCTACTGAGGCTTCAAAGTTAATAGCATCACCACCTTCTAGATTAAGGACGTTGTTTATTGCAGAATTAGAGGTATCTGTGGTTAATGTTTTAATAAAAAATTGTACTGCCGAACCACCTGAAGGTGTAACTGAACCTTTTACTAATACATCTCCTGAATGATCGTTAGCAATATCAACAGCTTTAACAATGCACGTGCCTGATGTAGGACAAGTAAATACTGAAGTTACTGCTGTGTTTGCTAAAGAAAATGTTTCGTTTTTATATTGTATTGTCATGACATGAATAAATTAAATGCTTGTTGTTCGTTTTTCAAGTCTTCTTGAAAAGAGGTATTAAGTTGTGTTTTTACGGTATCCAAAGATGCTATTATTTGCCTTTGGTTTTCTTCCTCGTAATTTACTTTTGGTTCAGGTATGTAAACTGTTATCTTTGCCATTATCTTCTACCATCTGGTTCAACGTCTGCTCTAAATGTTCCAAATCTCCAATTGTCACCAACAGAGCTGTTTTCTATTTTTAAGTTTGCTAATCTGCCTCTTACTCTAGTATCAATTTTACTTGTCGATCCTGTTACAACAAAAGATACATTTGTTGAAATGTTTGAAGTAGGAAAGTTTTTTGTACCTAATGTAACTGTACAGTTACCTTGTAAAGTTTTAAAATCTGGTAAAAATCTTCTTACGTTTAATAAAAATTGACCATCGCCTTGAAGATCAATATCAAAATCACCTGATAATACAAAAGCTGATATTGCAGATGAAGCTCCAGATAAATCTACCTTGTTTACACCATTCTCATGTTGAAATAATGTAGATGCCCCAAATGTATTTGTAACACCTTGTACTGTTGGAAATTGTGGTGTCCCTGTAAGATTATATTCAGTAGCTTGTGGATTTTCATAAGTAATTGAATCTGCGTATGTAGATCTTGCCAAAGACATCGTAGACCAAGTATTTTCTCTATAGTTGTATACTACAGCTCTATCTATTTGTGTTGAAGGGTTGCTGACCGGTGTCCCCTTTGGATAGAACCATATAATCTCGCTATATAAAGAATTATGAGATGCATAGATTATTTCATTAGAATTATAGTTTACACCTAAATTATCTCCGTCAGTTTGAAATACAAAGTCTTCAACTAAACTTGGTAAATTTTTTACTGTACCATCAAATACAAAGAATCCACCTGCAAGACCCATCCAATATACTTTACCATCTGCATATGCTGCAGCGTGTTGACCAATACATCCACAGTTCGTACCTACTTGTCTAATACTAAATGTAAAAGGTGGACCAACAAATTGCATTGTATATGCTGCTTGGTCTGTAAGAACTAAAATATAATCTTTACCTGATACAGCTGTTACAATTGTATTACCTTTGTCTAGTCTGAATGTCCCTGCAGTATTTACACTTGTAGGTTCGTAATCGTTAAAGTTTTCTTGATCTGAGAAGCGTATAAACATTGGATCTTGTTTTGTTGGATCTCCCACAATAGTTTCTGTTCCAAAATGCACGAAGTGTCTATCTCGATCTGACACTGCTGTCAGAATAGATTTTGTAGGTGCTGAAGTTTGTATAGTTGCTCTATTTGCTGTTGGATTAGCAGCACCCGCATCCCAAGTGAATGTTTTACCATTTCGTATTGTTGCTGTAAGAATCTCACCAAAATTATCTAATGACCAACTTCCTGGGTCAAGAATAGTTGTAGAAGATGTTGTTTGTTGACCCCAAGGTATACTTCCAACAGATCCACCCCAAACACCTGTACCCCAACCATAACCAGCAGTCTGTAAGATAGGTCCAATAGTTTCGTATTTTTGTAAAGATGTGCTGCCTCCAGCAGTCATTCCTGTACCACCTTCATTTGATGGCATCGTAACTGTAAAACTATTTGTTGATGCTGTCGTTACTTCAAAAGTATTTGTTGTAAAATCTGTATCAACGTATGTTGTTGCTCCACCACCAGGCAAAGTAACTGAAGAAAAAATAAAATAGTCACCTTCTTCAAACCCGTGTGATGTTTTATTTATTGTAACTGTATTAGATCCATTAGAACTAGTAAATGTAGCGCCTGTCAAAGCTGTAGCTAACGGCGTTATATCAAAATATTCACCACCATAATATATTAATAAAAGTTTAGATGTGCCAATAGCTGCATATTTTCTACCCTCTAAATCTGTAAAAGTATGTTGTGCTCTAGCAGGTCCTGAAATAGTTTTCTCGCCTATTGCAACAAAGCCACCAATCTTTTCTGGTTGACCATATCTAAATCTTACAAAGTCACCATCTATCCATTTACCCTCAGCACCTGAAGGTGTTTCTGTTTTATCAAAACCTGGTAATAATTTTATATTTGCTAATGCCATTATGCTACCCTCATAAATCTATAAACCATTTCACCCGCACCGCCTGTGCCACCTAGAGTTGCTCCCGTGCTATCTACTTGAGCTGCTCCGCCCCCTGCACCTGATCCTCGAGATCCGTCTCCACCATTCGTGCCACTTCCAATAGACGATCCTGCTGTCCCTCCAGCTATATTTCCTGCAAAAGATGGGGCACCACCAAAACCACTTATTCGACAACCTGATCCTGAGCAGTTACCTGTTCCTGTCAAATTACCTTGTGCTCCATTACCTGAATCATTAAAGTTTCCTGTGGGACCTGTGGTAAGTGTGGTTAATAATTTTGCTAATCCATCAGAGTCTCTAAAAGTTCCTGATGAATATCTTCCACTAGCAACAGTCGCTGAACCTGCAGATCCTGCTGTGTTAGTACGAAGCGTAGTTGAATCACTACCTGTTCCACTTGATCCGCCACCACCACCTAAAGTAAATAATGATCCTGTTACTGAAGCAGATAAACTTGTAACAGTTCCATCTCCTGCTGTACTGTCTGCATTACTTCCATCATTACCTGGAGCTCCACCCACACCAACTGAATAAGTTAAAGTTTCATTACCAGCAACAATAAATACAGTGTCAGAAATATATGCTCCTGATCCTCCACCTGCTCCGGCAGATTCACCATTTGCACCTGAGTCTGCATCACCTCCACGCGCAGCTCCTCCGCCTCCTGCTACTGCAGATTTAATATGTATTGCGTTTGCATTTTCAGGCACTGTAAAAGTTCCGGTGCCCGTTGCTAAAGTTACAAAGCTTGTTGCTTGAAATGAAGAGAAAACTAGTTTAAATGTGCCACCAACATTTGCATACGCTTCATCAACACCTTGAAAAGTACCACTAACATTTACATAAATGTTGTTTGCATTTTTAAATTCAGTTCCGTTATGTACGTATGTTTCTGATGCCATGTATATCTCCTATGAATATACAAACCATAAATCTCCATTTGCACCACCAGCAGGTGTTACATTTGTAGTGATAGTAAACTTTCTTTCTAGCTTATCTGCAGTTACAGCATTGTTAGAAATTTTAACTGTTGTCACAGCATCATTTGAGAGTTTTACAGTTGTAATTTGATTATCTGAAATTTTTGCAGTTACTATTTGATTATCGGATATCTTTGCAGTAATCACAGCGTTGTCAGCTATTGATGCGCTACCAACCTCACCACCTAATGTATTTAATGCTATTTCATTTAAGTTTGTACCATCAGAATAAGCCAAATGTATTTTACCATTATCAGGATCAAAACCTGTACCTGAAGCAGTTTTGAAAGTAAGGTTATGTCCACCTCTTGTTGTAGAGTCTTTCACAACGTACATTTTTTCAACCGAATCAGGCATTGTCACTGTTGAAGCTCCAAGCAGTGTGCCTGCAAATTCTACAACCATGTTTCTCGCTTGTGATATTGCACCGTCATCCATCGTCAAAGCTACTGTCGTTGCTGTAACGTTTATAGACTCATAACCTGATATAGCCTGTTCAGCTAATTGTAAGTTTGTATTTGTTTTAGAACCCCATGTACCAGCATTAGCACCAGTGACCATCAATTCTATTTTAAGATTTGTACTAAATGTTGAAGCCATAATTCATTATAATTTTACTAAGCAGCAATATCAACCTCCACCCAAGTATTTGTAACATCTGTGCTTACCTCAGACCATGCTAATGAGCCAACAGTACCAACAGAAACAGTCAAAGGTAAAGATTGTGCATCTACTGGTGTATTTAATAGAGCCTCCACACTATCTAAAGTTAGATCCATATTGATGCCTGTTACATTAGCATCTATATCAATACTAGCAGTACCATTACCTAATGTGGCAGTAATCGCATTGCCTGTTAATTGTACACTTCCACTTATTGTAAACGAGACAGTGCCTGTGCTCGTAAACATTGGATTACCAATCGGAAGATGTATTCCGCCTGCAGTAATACCTACTGCGTTTACTGCTGTATTTAAAACTTGTCCTACAGGG